CATTAAATCAATCTTTAAATTCTTTGAATTCAGAAAATATATTTGGGCAAGTACAAGTTACGAATTTAAATAATGGAAAAAAATATTATTTAGATCCCGATGAGTGTAATGGATTTACTAATGTAAAAATAAATGACGAAAACTTAGATAAAGTTTATAATGAATTAATAATGAATATGCATACAGGTAAGGTGTAAAATGAGTAATGAAACCAGAGAACAAGTATTGTCAGTTTTATTTTTTGATCAAGCAAAAAGACTAGCTAACGATCCTGTTAGAATTCAAAGATTAATTTCTGAATTGGATTTAAAATTAGTCTCTAATATAAAGATACAAAAGAAGGAAGAAAAAAATGACAAATAATAAATTCAGGTTAATTAACAAAGCAATTCAAACATTAGATCTGCAAAACAAATTGCAGCAAGATCAAAACAAACCTGTTTGGGTAAATAATCTTAATGGTGTATCTATTAAAAAAGTAGAAAATAAAGCTTACTCTTACTCTGATCGTTTTAGAGGAAATTGGTTTAAACCTGAATATGATTTAACTGAGTTGCAAATTGCTCAAGATACAGATGCTTATTTGTTTAAAGCAATTCAAAAGAAAGTTCATAAAGTCATTTTAGCTGGTTGGGAATTTGTAGGTAAAGATAAAGAAGTTGTAGATTATATAAAGAAACGTTTAAGAGAAATTGAAATAGTTTCTGGGATGCCGTTTGATATGATGGTTATTAATACTGCGCACGATTTAGCTCGTTTTTCTAATTGTATGTGGGTCAAAGTTAGAAATTCTGAAGCATCTTCAGGAGTTATAAGACCCCATCAAAATAAAGAAGTTGACCCTGTCGCTGGTTATTTTATTCTGCCTTTTGAGACTCTTTGGTTTAAAGTTAAACCAAATGGTGAGATTAAAAAAGTTATGCAAATAATGCACAATACAGGTAAAATGAAAGAATTTGCACCTGAAGATGTAGTACATTTCTTTACTAATAAAAAACCAGGATTTACAATGGGTACCCCTGAAATCTTACCTGTACTAGAAGATTTAGCTTTATTAAGAAGATTAGAAGAAAACGTAGAATCTATGGTTGATGCAAATTTACATCCTTTATTTCATTATACCGTAGGTACAGATTCGCACCCAGAGAGATATGGACCTGACGGTCAAAAAGAAACAGATTTAGTAAGACAGACTATTGAATATATGCCTAGTGGTGGTATTTTTGTGTCTGATCATAGACACAAAATAGAAGCTATTGGATCTGAAGGAAAAGCATTGAATGCAATGGAGTATCTAGATTATTTTAAAAGAAGAGTTTTTGCAGGTTTAGGTGTTAGTCCAATGGATATGGGTGAAGCAGATTCTGCAAATAGCAGCACGGCAAGTACTCTATCTAAATCTGCTATTCAAGACGTGGAAGCATTACAAGCTAATATTAAAATGTTCATTGACACTTACATTATAAATGAATTACTTTTAGAAGGTGGATTTGATGATGCCATTTTAGATCCAGATAAAAGAGTTGAAATTAAATTTGGTACTGTAGATAAAGAAGAAAAATCAAAGATGGAAAATCAAACTATTCAACTTTGGTTAAATAAATTAATTACTGAAGACGAAGCTAGAAAACGTCTTGGTGAAAAATCTTTACAAGATAAAGATAGAGAATTCACATATTATAAACTATATGAAGAACCTGCAGCTTTATTAAAAATAATGGGTTCTGCTGTTGATGCCTCAGCACAAGCTTTAGCATCTAATCCAAGTTCAAATATTACAACTGAACAATTAAATAAAGAGAAAAATGAAAAGAAAGCAGTTGCTGAAAAGCAACCTGCTAAAACAAATAATTTAGGAAATGTAATTAAACCTGGTCCTGCTAATCAATCTAATAATCAAGCTAGGCCAGCGAACCAGCAGGGGGTTCGCTTAGCCCCCAAGCTTACTAAAGATAATGTACACGAAAATCAAAGTGTCAATAGCTTAAATGAAAATAATCAAAAAGATTTGAATAACTTGATTTTTAATACTATGAATAGTTTATTATCTACTGATGATATTAATGAATTACTTGAAAACTTTATTCAATCTACGAGTAAAGAAGATTAAGGAGGCAGAATGCCTAATATAGTTAAATTTAATGATTATGTACAGATAAACCCAGATTCAAAAATCTTAAGTTTATCAAAAGAAGACAAAATTAAAATTACAGATAATTTAATTACTAATTCTTATACTAAAGGGAAGGGTCTTATAATTACTTATGATCTTTCTCATTCTGGTAGAAAAATAAATAATAGAATTTATAGTGCGCGCGGACAACGTAAAGGAATTGAATCTTTAACTAACCCTTTCAATAAACCTATACTTAGACACCATGATCAGCATTCAGATCCTATTGGTAGATTTATTGGTGGAGAATATCAAGATTTATCAGAACATATTATGGGACATTTAAAGAATGACTTAGCAGCTTATAATCAATTAAGACATGCATTTGATTCTGATGAACCAGAACATATTTACAGATCTCTAAGTAAATACGCTTTATTAAAAAATACTGATTGGCCAGGTGTTGGTAGAATGCGTGTTAAAGCAAATATTACTGACGAAGACGCAATTAAAAAATTCCTTGATGGTAGATATTTAACATTTAGCGCAGGTTCATCTACTAATAGACACGTCTGTTCTATTTGTAATTCCGATTGGGCTAGTGATGGTCCTTGCGAACATGATCATGGTAGAGATTACGATGGTGAAATGTGTGTATTTGTTTGTGGTGATTTCAATGTGCATGAAGGTTCCGTAGTAAATACACCTGCTGATAATTTTTCACAAGTAGTTTCAATTGAAAGAATGACTGATTCAGAATTACCAATTAATCAAAAACAAATAAAAGATAATAACGCAATTGAAATCATTTTTACTGATTTCGAAATGGATAACGATAATGACATTCAAAACGAGAGAGGACCTTCCGATGAGCCCAACACCAATGAAAAAACCAATGAAACCCAAGAAGACAACAAAGAAACAACCAAAGAAGTACTAGAAGATTTTGATCTTCTTATCTTGAATGATGAAAAAACCTTTAAGGTTCCTGCAGGTGCTAAAGGTAATGCGCAACAAGTACTTGATTGGAAAGAAAAACATGGATCTGAAGTTAAAGGTATGACTTCTGTTGGTTGGGCTCGTGCTAGACAATTAGCTACTAAATCAGAAATTGGATTGAGCACAGTGAAACGTATGGCTATGTTTAATCGTCACAGAAAAAATGCTACAGTTGATCCTAAATTCAAATCTGAACCATGGAAAGATCGTGGTTATGTTGCGTGGTTAGGGTGGGGTGGTACTTCAGGTATTGATTGGGCGATTAAAATTTCTGAAGCTAATAATGACGAAGTAGAAGATGCAGAAAGATCTTCACCTGAAGGTAAGGGAGCAAAAACTCCTGCTAAACCTTCTGAAAGAATAAAAGGTTCAGAAGTTAACAAAGAAGGTTCTGCATCTAATTCTAGTAAATCAATTGAAGTTGGTTCTGTTCTTGAATCATTAAAAGCAAAAGTTAAAGAACATAATGAAAAACATGGAGATAAGGAAGGAAAAAAGGTAACATTAGGAATGTTGAAAGCTGTCTATCGTAGAGGTGCTGGTGCTTTCTCTAGTACTCATAGACCTGGAATGTCTCGTTCTGGTTGGGGTGTAGCAAGAGTGAATGCATTTTTAAAGTTAGTTAGATCTGGAAGTCCTTCTAATCCTAAATATACAACTGACAACGACTTATTACCTTCAGGGCATCCCAAAAAATCAAATAATAAATCAAAGACAGAGAAAGATTTTAATATGTCAAACGAAAATAACGAACTAGATAACGATTTGTTAGAACCAGTAGTTGAACCTACACCCGAAGAACAACAAGCACATGATGATTCTTTTAGTGATGATTTAGATATTGACTGGTTTACACTTGACTTAGCTTTAACTGCATTAATGGAAGACAAAGCTCTTTCTGCAGAAGCTAGAAATAGACTACCCACTGATGTATTTTGTGGTCCTGATAAATCATTTCCAGTGCCAGATTGTGCGCATGTAACAGCTGCTAGAAGACTGATTAATCAAAGCAAAATTTCAGATGACCAAAAGAAAAAAGTTTTAACTTGTGTCAATACTAAAGCTAAAACTTTAGAATGTGAATCTTCAAAGAAAGAAGATTATGAAGAATTAAAGAAGAGTTATGATGAAGCTTTAATTAAAATTAATCTTTTAGAAGATAAATTTAAACAAATACTTGAATTTCTTGCAAACAAAGGTTTAGAAATAAATAAGCCTATTGAAGATCAAGAAAGTGTCAATAAAGTCCAAGAAAACAGTGTAAATAATGACGCGGAAATTAGTGTAAATAATGACACAGTTATTCTTGTAAAAAATGACAAAAATAATCTTGATTTGTTGAATAAAAAAGTAGAGAATCCATCAGAGCATTTAAAAGCAGATGATGAAGTAAAAACTACTGTTCAACAAAGCAAGCTTGCAGCTTATGAACAAACTGTTGTAGATACATATAGACAGTATGTAGAACAGTTTGGATTAGATGCAGCGGAAGAATATTTATATTCTAAATCCGCATATCTTCCACGTGGTTTTCATCCTAACAACTTTTAAATAGATAACTTAATTATATAGGAGTTCCAATATGTCTATTGATAGATTCCAGAGTAGATTTAAAACTCGTAATGATTTGATGGATCAAATCACCCCAAATAATGTAGTACAAACAAACGTTTCTGTACCTGCAGGCGAATGGAAACCAGCAGCTTGGCTACCAGTTATTTGGCAAAATCAAAGAAGCAAGGATTACTTCGTAATGTCTGCTGGGAAAGTTGTTTCTTTCTTTGCTGACGGTAGAGTAGTTCCTGCAGGTCTTTTGGCACGTGCCGCTAAAGCTGCTATGGATTTAAATCCAGAACAAGTAATGCTTACTTATCAACAACAAGATGAAGACGCTAGAGTAATTGATATTACTACTGGTAAATTTGTTGATGTTGCTGTTAATGGCGTTAAACAAGTTAGTCTTTTAGACTTCATCTCTGCACTTAGAGATCATGGTTTAATTGCTTTTGATCACGAAGCCTTTTCTGCAGATTTAGATGTAATTGCTGATGATCAAGCTGCTTTGGTTGATAGACAAGCTGAAATGGCAAAATTAGCTAATGCTGTTTATGATTGTATTTCTTCTCCAGTTGGTGTTTTAGCTTATGATGTTTTTGTTTGGGCTGGTGATGATCCTGCTAACTTACATTTTACAAATTATCAAAAGCAACATTTAATTCAATTCTTTACTGATATTCAAGTAAAGGTACCTCAGGTTGCTGTACAAGGGGAAGCTGCACAAATCCTTCAAGCAAATGTAATTTCTGGTGCAACTCTTGCTGCAATGCCACGTTTCGCTGGGCTTCCAGTTGAAAAGCTTGTAGCTGTTCAATTTGGTATTCCTTCTGAAATTGCTGGTAATACAACTCGTACACCAATCAAATGGACAGATTTAGCTAATGGCGCTTCTACTCGTTTACGCAGTGGTATTGATCTTCTTGCTAAAGAAGGCGATTGGTTTATTGATGACTTTACAGGTTTAGTTGTTATTTACTCTGAAGATGGTGAAGGCACAAATCTTCCTGGAGTATTTGCAGGTAAGCATCTTTCATTCTACACTTATGTCGGTGCTTCTTCTACACAAGAAAGAATGCAACATTTTGTAGGTGTTGGTCGTCCTGGTGATTATGTAACTTTTGATGAAAATTCAAATTTCAAAGCAATTCAACCTGCTGATCTTGCTGAAGCATTTGCTAATGGTATGATTTGTGGTCGTTTGTTGCAAGTTTTCAAGGAACCAAAGAGCTTACTTGAAAGAGTTCGCACCGGATTCCAAGGTGATGAATTTGGCGCTACTGGCAAGATGCCTGGTAGTGCTACAAAGGGCTTCTCAGATTTGATTACTCTTTCTCATGAAATTGTTGCTGATCAAATCGCTGTTATCAACGTAAAGATTCAATAATTTATAGGAGAGTTAATAATATGACAGTATTAAAATTAGTCGATGGCACTCAAATTCAATTGCCTAGCAATCAAAAAGCAGCTTCACGTTATTTAGCTGATATGATCCGTAATAACGGTCAATTACCTGATAGTGAACAAAAAGTATCTTGGAAAGCTTTTGCTGAAACAATCAGTCCTAAGAATAAGGACATGGTTAAGGCTTCTGAAATCACACCTTTGCTTCAAACTTCTATGGAAATTTTAATCCGTGAACCAGTTGAACCAAATGCAGTAATTACACCTCTCTTTACACGTATTCAAGCACAAGGTCTTAACACTCAAATCTTGATGGGTGCTATGGGCGCTGTATATGCTGGTGATGTACAAGAACTTGGTACATATCCAGAAGTTAATTTCCAAATGGGTGGCGCTGTTTCTACAGCTTATATTGGCAAGAGCGGTATTGCTGCTTCTTTCACCGATGAAGCTCTTCGTTACAGCACATTTGATATCATGGCAAAGAACCTTGAACTTATGGGTAATGCACTTGTTCGTCACAAGGAACAAAAAGCAGTTGCTTTCTTGAAACAACTCGGCACCACTCTTTATGATAACATTAATCCATCTTCTTCTATCTATGGTGTAACTACAGGTAGAGGTTTGTCTGGAAATGTTCTAGTTGGTAACGGTGCTCTTACTATGGATAACCTTATGCGTGGTATGGCTCACATGGCTGAAGAAGGTTTCTCTGCTACAACACTGCTTATGCACCCATTATTCTATTATTCATTTATTCAAGATCCTATTTTGCGTCAAATGATGTTGATGCACGGTGGAGGGTCTTGGTTTAATGCTTACTCTGGCGCACCTGGTGTTCTCACTCCATATAATAATGGTACTATGGGTTCAATGGGTCCTTCAAATGGTACAAAGATTAACAATGGTCGTGGCATTGGTTCTTCTGGTCAAGGTAGCAATGGTTCTGAGATTTCTCCAGTAACTGCTCGTTCACAACAAGCTACTTCTGCTCCAAATCTTCCAAGCTATTTCCCCTTCAATTTCCAAATCCAAGTTTCTCCTCTTTGTCCTTATGATCCAGAATCAGAAACAGGGGATATCTTCTTACTTTCTGGTGGTAATGTTGGTTATCACTTGGTTGATGAAGAACCTACAACTGTTGAATGGCGTGATGAAAACACTGAATCCGTAAAGATTAAGATCCGTGAACGTTATGGTTTTGCTGTAGCTCACGAAGGTCAAGGTGTTGGCGTATTCAAGAATGTTAAGAGAACTGAACAATTCTGGGATGGCACTGTTAAGGCTCTTGCTGAAATGAGTGATATCTCTGAAGCACAAGTAAAGAATCAAATGTAATTCATTGCTTGTAAACTGTAAATGATTCTTGTATAAAAGAAAGGGAAGCGGATCCGCTTCCCTTTCTGCTTTTATAGGAGATATATATGTCTTGGTTTAAAGAAAAAAAAGAATTAGAATTATTTGAAGAAGAATACTTTATTTTTGATCCAACAAATCCATACAATCATCAAGTAATAGATGAAGAAGAATTCATAGAAGTTAAAATAGGTGAAAACAAAAATGACAATAAATTTTCTACCAACACTGAGTTACCCACAGAATCTAAGCACAAACATTCCTAATGGCTCTACTTTCAGATTAGTTTTTGATAAAGAAGTAGATATTGAATCTATTAAGAATTCAGTAATTTTAATTGGGTTAGATTTTGACAGAACTACAATGCCTGATAATGCTTTGTGGATTAATGAAACTAGTGGTGAAAATAAAAACTTTTTACGTTCACCTAACTACAAAGGTTTTTGTGAATTTGATGTTGAAATTAGTTTCTTAGATCCTATAACTAAAGAAATAGTTATGCCTGAAAATGATTTTGACAGAAGTAATTATTATACCGCCGCAATAATTAAACCTAAAAAAACTTTAGCTTTAAATAGCGAATACCAAATATATTTAATTGGAAGTAATACTCAAAATTTAGATCCAATGTATAAAAATAATAATGCAATTTCTTTAAGGACTATATACTCTGCAAAATTTAATAATTTAGTAGATGATAGAGTTAAAGTTAAAGGATTGTATAAAGGAGAAAACGGAATTGGTAGTTTATTAACTATTGAAATAGTAGAAACTGGGATTGGTAATGCTGCTCAATATATTTATTATTTTGATGATCAAAATAAAAACATGGAAAGATTATCTAGATGTTCTGCAAGATGGAGAAGTGTAGATAAGGGATTAAACATTAAATTTGATAATATTCAATATAATGCTGGCGAATTAATAACTATTAAGTGTTATAAAACTGATTTTCTTGAATCTAGTTATATAATTAATTTTAGCACAAATAATGGAGCTGTATATACTGAACCTGAGCCAGATTACAAGTCAACATCACCTATCAATACTGTTTTAATTAATAACTTTGAACCGTTAACTATAATTAAAGTTACTCCACATGAAGGTGCAATCAATGTACCTCTAACTAATAATTTAATAGAGATTCATTTTAATAAAATATTAGATCCTGCTTCTGTGACTCAAGACTCGGTGAAAATAGATGTTTTGCCAGTTTCAGGTTATTATAACAACGTATACAATTCTCATCCAAAAACTAAAAAACTTTACAAAATAGTTTCTGTTATAGAAAATAAAATCATTGTAGAAATTTAAGGAGTTATTAAATATGGCAAGTAGAAGTGTAAGTTTAAATACTGCAATCAAATTAAAAGTTGTATTTAATAATTTTAAATCACAACCAGTAAATCCATCTGAAATTACATTAGTAATCACTAAACCAAATTCAGAACAAATCATTATTAACGATGGTTTTTTAAATTTAGAAACAGGATTCTTTGTATATGAATTCAATCAAACTGATATTGCTGGTCAATATGTAGAAGAGTGGATTGCAGTTATTGATGGGGAAGAAATTCTATATGATTTTTCTTTTTCTGTTTTTGCTGGTGGAGAAATAAAAGCTGGCCAAAATATTATAGATTATAATGAATTAATTTTAATAACTTTAGATTCAAACATTTCAGATTTCGAAGGCAATAAATTAAACGAAGATTATGAATTCTATTATTGCACAGAATTTAATCCATTTTACGCACCTATCGAAATGCTTAGAGTTGAATGTGGTACTTGGATGAATGATATACCAGATGATACTTTAGGATTAGCAATTCATTGGTCTTCTATAAAAGCAGATCAATTTACTTGTAAAAAACCTGTAGGTCAGAATTATTTTTATGCAAGAACTAGATTTGTTTTATTTGACGCTGCAATTTCTTTATTTACTATGCCTGTTGGTGCATATGGTTCTAATTCTAAAACACATAAAACACTTGGAGATTTATCTGTTCAAAATGCTGATTTAGATTTAGATATTAAAGATTTGTTAAAAGAATACAAAGAGCAAAGAGATGAATGGATGAGAGTAATCAATGCTGGCGGACATGTTACTTTTGGTCAATCCTTTGGTACAACTTTTGGTGAAAAAGGAATTAAAAGATCTGATAAAAATCTTATATCTCGTCAATGGCATGATCCTTGGAATGAATATTATTGGTTACCAACCAATAATAGTAAATATATGAAACCTGGTGAAAATAAATACAAATCGGGTTATACTATTTGGAACTACCATTACTTTACTACTGGTAGATTAGGTAGAGGTCAATAAAATGAAACGTTCTTTTCATAAAGTCAGTAGAGAAAAAGATTTAAGAAAAACTTTTGATGATTTTATTCTTGGAAAATCCGGTGGAATAAAACATGCTCATAAAGTTTTAATTAGAAAATTTCGTCGCAATGAAAATAACGAATTGATAAAATGTAAATGCGTATCGCATTTATCAGATGAGGCAGCGACTGAATCTTCTTGTAACTATTGTTTAGGAGAAAAATATATTTGGGATGAAGAATGGGCTGAAACTTATTCTACAATGAGAGGCGGAGATTCCTTTCATACTCGATTTAGAAGAATTCAAGCCGGTGAGATAAGAACCGACTATAAAACTTTTTACTTTCGCTACGATACTTTATTTACATATAAAGATAAAATAATTGAGTTAAAACTTGATTATGATGGTAATCCAAGTATACCATATGTTAGAAATGTAATATATAGACCTGAAACTATTCAAGAATACCGTTCTGATAACGGGAGACTTGAGTATCTAGCTATTCATTGTAGAGAAGAAAATTCTATAAGGTTGAATAATTGATGAAAAAAGATATTTTGAATTTTAATTATGATATGAATAATTTGAAG